TCCCAATATACTGATGGGGCCGTTCCTCATGCCTATGCTGGCACGGCCTACGCAAGCCAGCTACATGGTGTCATCGGGTGACACATTGTCTTCTATTGCGGACGCACAGCACGTACCGGGCGGATGGCCTACGCTGGCCGCCGCTAATCGAGGGATAGTCAGCGATCCTGATGCGATCACACCTGACGAGGTGCTGATTATCCCACAATAGGTAACCACACAGTGCGCGAAAGCGCGGAATGGAGTAACGGAAATGGCTATTAACATCGGTTCCATTATTGGCCTGGTCGAGTCCCTGATCAACACCATCCTGGGCCTGCAGACCAAGGCCGCCAGTGGTGACCACGCCGAGGCTGCCGAGGCGCACGCGAAGCTGAAGGCGATTGCCGACGCCGCTAACAACGCCTGATCTACGTTCCTGCGTAAGGGCGGTGACCTCAGGAGGGTCACCGCCCTTATTCATGCCCACATAAGGGGGTGCCCGTGGCAGCCAAAGCTAAGACCGACGTAGTAAAACCAGAGAAAAAGCGCTGCCGCGCCACCACTCGGCGGGGTAATCCGTGTAAGCACTACCCGATTCCCGGCGGTTTTGTGTGCTTCTTACACGGTGGCGCCGCACCACAGACCAAGGCCAAGGCCGCGGTACGCGCCGCGGTGATGCACTGGGGATTGTCCGATGTCCTGGCCGATCCTGGCGAGACGCTCTTACGGCTGGTATCGCAAGCCTCGGCACGCGTGGCGCACTACTCACGGGAAGTAGAGCGTCTAGTCGGCGAGCAACCCGGCGCCACGCTGGAGAAAATCCTCATCGGGGACGCCTGGGGCGAGGGGGGCAAGACCGGCGAGTACATCCGCGGCATGGTGGCGCTGGAATCCACCGAACGTGACCGGTGCGCCAACTTCTGCCGCCTCGCCATCGCGGCCGGGCTCGCCGAGCGCCAAGTCAAGCTCGCCGAGCGCCAGGGCGCGCTGATGGCCGAGCTGCTACGCGAAGTGCTCGCCGATCCCGCGCTGGGCCTCACAGCAACACAGCGCGGCGCGGTACCCGGCCTGATCCGCCAACATCTCGCACTGGTGAAGTAATTACCGTGGTGAGAATGACTACCCAGGTACAGTGCCCTCTGTGTGATGAACTGATTACTGTTGAAGTTCACCACTACGATGACGAGTCAGATCCTGTACTGCGCGCTTGGCGCGTTCATGCACCCGTTTGCCGTTCTGTCAGCTCCCCTGTTAAGAATCGAACCTAGAATGTCCAATATCAAAGACTGGTGGGCTACCAACTACCCCTAAGGGGAGCTGTCATGCGTCGCACTATCTGGACAATTTCTATGATGCTCGCTACTTTGTTCGCTTCCGCCGGAATGGCCAACGCAGCCGATGACACCGCGCAGGTGTGCCCCACCACGGGTGGGCTGGTCTGTGTTGGCAATCTGGTGCACGCCGATAATCTGGTGAGCGCAAATCTGGTGCACGTCGATACTCTGCACGTGTTCGGCTAGAGCCCGCGAAAGAACGCGTTAATTAACGGGCCGAATCCCCGGCGGGTGACCGCGCGGCGCACCAGGCGCTTGCCCAGCCGGCCCCGCTGCAGTGCCGACAGATCACCCGCGGTGCGCGACAGCAAGTAGGCACTGCGCTGCAGGCTCCGTAGCGGGTCACTCTTTCTGGTCATACTCCCCACATCGCTGCCCTGGGCACCAACGTTACAGGGGGCCTCGATGTTTTCGTTTGATCTCACCGAGACCGACCTCGCGGCCGTCGAGTTCGCCTGTGACGAGCTGGACCCGCCCAAGCCCGACGCGTTCGCCGCGATAAGTTTCGAGCCGCTGTGCAAGCCACGGGTGCTCGCCCGGCAGGAAGGGGTAGCGGAAGATGATCTACCGCCTGCATGCGGACAGTGCCCGCAAGAGCGGTTCCTCGACCTACCTGATAGCAACATTGACGCACTTTATGGTGGTGCAGGTGGAGGAGGAAAATCTCAGGCACTACTGGCCTATGCCATTAGAGCCTGTGTCAACCATCCCGGACTACAGGCATTCTGGTTTCGCCGATCCTTCCCAGAGCTTAACCAGTCTGTTCTCCGCATGCTCGCCCGTTACGGCTATGGAAAGTCTCTAGGCGCTAAGTGGGACGGCAGCAAATATGAGCTGCGCTTTCCTGGCGGTTCCATTCTCACATTCGCGCACGCCAAGAACCTAGAGGAAGCATCCTCGCTGTCCTCGGCTGAGATCAACCTGCTTATTCTCGATGAACGCACCACCATCAACCCGGAAGTAGTCGAGTTCCTCTACACCCGGGTGCGATCCGGCGTGATCGGCGTTCCCTGCCTGGGAATCCGCAGCGCCAGTAATCCCGGTTTCGTGGGCCACGGTGTGGTCAAGGCCGGATGGGTCGAAGCTACCGACTACGGCAAGAACCAAATCATTGACGCCGCGGGCCGGCTGCGGGTATTCATCCCCGCCAAGGTCACGGACAACCCCTACGTAAAGGACTACGCCGAGACGCTCAAGGGCATCAAAGATCCTGAGTTGCGGCGCCGGATCCTTGACGGTGACTGGGGCGTCATGCCCGATCAGGCCTTCAGCGACTGGCGCCGAGAGCGCATCGTGGTACCCGCCACGGTGGAGCTGGCACCGACCTGGGCACGCCACGGTGGTCTTGACTACGGGTGGACCTCGCCTAGCGTGTTCATCGCGGCAGCCCGGGACAACGACGGCCGGATCTGGCTCTACCGTGAACTGAAGATGTACCAGACGCCCGAACGTAAGCAGGCCCGCAACATCCTGGGCACCGGCAGCGGCGTGCGAGAGATCGCCGCTGACCCTTCGATGTGGGGCAAGTCCGGCAGCCACCTGCCGCCGGCTGACCTGTTCGCTATCGAGGGCTGCTTTCTGGTCAAGGCCGATAACGACCGCATCGGCGGCAAAGGCCGGGTACACACCTATCTGTCCCAAGCCCCGGCGTGTTCCTATCACCGTAGCCTTGGCTGGGACGTCTGCCCCATGCTGCACGTCCTTGATGGCACGGCCGATTACCTCCTGAAATCCATGGAAGATCTACCCCGTGATCCGCGCAAACCTGAGGACGTCGATACCAACGCCGACGACCACGGGTATGACGCGCTGCGGTATCTGGTGATGGGTATCGGTGGGGGTCCGTCATTCCTCATTCCCACCGAGATGCCGGACGAGCAACAGATCGACGGGATTGTCTACGGCGAACCGTTCGGATCCAAGTTCGTCACCGCCACCAATCCCGACGATGGCGGCGATGAGTGGTGGAACGAGGTACCGGACAGCGATGGTCCGGCATTGGGCACGGTGACCACAACGGGAGCCGCATTAGTGTGAATAGACGAAAGGGCGCCGCACCGTGTGGAATCCTTTTAGACGTTCGCAGCCCGTCACCGAGGCTGTGGCCACCATCGCGGCACCGGCCAACGCGTCCCGGGCCGGATTCGAGTACGGCATCGGGCCAGAGGGCCTGCGTGAGTGGTCGCAATCGGTCGGATCCTCTACCCAGACCGACCGGCGCTCTATGTTACAACAGCTCTATGAGAGCTACCTTGCGTGCCCATGGTCGTGGGCATCGGTCAACGCAATCAGTCGCACGATTACGGCCGGCGGGCTCGCCTTCGACTGGGACACCGACGACGGCGAAGGCGACCAGGAGCAACCTGACAAGCCGACCGAGGTACTCGCGTGCGAGAAGCTATTTAAGTTCACCAATAAGCGCGAAGACATCCGGCAGCTAATGCGGTCGGTTATAGCCGATCTGTTGGTGTTCGGTGACGCGTTTATCGAGATCGTGTGGATGGCCGGCTATCCGGTGGCGCTGTACTCGCTGGACGCGCCATCTATGAATCTCATTGCTGACCCGCACGGTGAGGTCACCTCCTATGTGCAGGTTACCGAGTTCGGGCAGCGCGCGGAATTCACGCCCAATGAGGTAATCCACATCAGCTTGGACTCCCCGCGGTCCGGACTGTTCGGTGTGTCACCGACGCAAGCCGCGTTACTGCCTATCACGGCGTGGCTGTTCGCGGCAGCCACCCTGAAAGAGACGTTTCGCAAGGGTAATCCGACCACGCTACACGTGGATCACCCGCAATCCATGGCCGAGCCTGAGACAAACCGTTGGCTTGCTCGTTTTATGCAGCGCAACATCGGACCGCGCAACATCGGGGTACCGGTCATTACTCGTGGTGGAGCTACGGTCAAAGAGCTTGCTGCGTCGAAGATTGACGAATTCCTGCACACGCTTGACCAGAAGCGCGATGAGATTCTTGCTACGTATGGCGTCCCACCGGCAGAAGCAACAGTTATCGAATCCGGCAATCTTGGCGGGGGCACCGGAGAAAGCCAGCGCAAAACCTTCCTAGTCAACACATGCGGGCCTATCGCCGCGCTCGTGCTGGAGAAGATCAATTATCATCTGGTGCGCCAAGGATTCGGCATCGAGGGCTGGCACGTCAAGTTCTCTGAAGTCGACATGCGCGATTCTAAGACCATCGAAGACATCCGCGACATGCGGCTGCGCAATGGTTCGTGGACGCTTAATAAGTACCGGGTAGAGCTGGGCGAGCCGCCAGTCGAAGGCGGGGACTCGGCCGTACTGGTCGACCGTCAGAACATCGTGCTCTGGCGCGATATGGGCGCACTGTCGACGGCCGGCGTGGCGTTTAAGCTCAAGGGCACTTCACTGGAGACCAGTGGCGCCCCAGGCGATGAGGTCGACCCGGACGCACCGCTGACTCTGCAGAAGTCGCAGCCGCCGGCACCGCCACCGCCGCCGGTCATGCTGCACCCACCTGGCGGGCCACCTGATCCGGACGCACCCGCGGCGCCTAGCGGGGACGAACCCGGGGGCGAGGCCACCGACCGCGGGCGAGCACTACGGGAGTCCTACCGGACCCGGCTTGCTCGGGCACTACGGGAGCTGCCCCGTGCCGGATGACGACGATCCACCCGGCGGGCAGCGCCCACCGCCGGGCACACCGGTAGCGCGCGAGCCCGACGACGCCCCCGACTGGCCGTTGACGGCTGATCGGGTGCCGGCGCTGCTACCCAAGTGCATCGGGTAGAGAGTCCGTCACCGCGGCGACCTGGGCGGTAAGCCAGTCCGCGTACTTGGCCAGCCAGACGGCGTGCTCTGCGGGGCTACGGCAGGCACGCAGGCCGTAGCCCATCACGGTGGTGGATACCGCGGTGCAGGCAGCAAATCGCATCTGCGGGTCATCGCAGACGACTTCTGCCAGCAGGGACGTACACGGGGGCCGTACAGCTCGTGTGATCATCCGGCGCCTTTGCGTAAAAGTGCAGGAGGGATTACCGCCCAGCTTCATTAGGCGGGCGGCAGAGTATCACGCAGATGGTGACGGGGCAACATTTGCTTAGCCCATGTAATAGGGTGAGAGGAAAAGTCGTGAACTGGATTAAGAATAATTGGGTGATTATGTTGGCTGTACTGGCCGCGTTGACTGCAGGTGGCGGTTACTTCATGCGAAAGACGCTCTATCGCACCGTGTGGCAGCCGCTGATGTTTAAGCTGGAAAGCCTGATTAACTACGTGCACTCGGGCGTAGTAGACGGCGAGTAATGAGCGTGTGGCAACACGTCTTCCCACCGTTTGATGCGTGGTGGCCCAACATTATCGCTTCGGTGGTATGGGCCACTCCCGCGTTCGTCATTTCCCATGTCGTACACAAACGTCACGCGGATAGACGCCACACGGAAGTAATCCGAGAGATCGAGAAAACCAGGGACGGCCATGCGCCCGATGACCGTATATAAGGACAAAGACACAAACACGTGGCACTGGTCGTGTCGGGTGCCCTTGTGCGGGAATACCGACTGGGTGCCTGGCGGGCAACCACAGACATACCAGGCAGCGTGCCGGCATTTGGCCAAACACAATCGAGTAGGCTTTGGTAGATAAGGGGTAGTTGTATGGATGGGGGCATGATTGCACTACTGCCTGTGGATCCGCAGGCAATGGTGATAGATCATGACAAAGCGGAACCTGCAGACCAGTTACACGTGACCCTGACGTTCTTAGGTGAAGATGTCACCGACTGGGGCGAGACGCGTAAACAGCAGATCATTGACGCGGTCACCGACGTGGCTGCGGAGTTCACCGGCACGTTGCCGGCCCGGATCATGGGGCACGCCACGTTCAATCCTGATGGCGGCCCGGCGGGTGATCGTGACCCGTGTGCGGTCTATCTGGTCGGCGACTCCCCGGTGCTTGCACCGTTGGCCGATGCGATGCGCCACGCCTGCAGTGAGATCCTCGGCGGGGTGCTGCCGGCGCAACACGCTCCCTACTTGCCGCACATCACGGCCGCTTACGGTGCTACCGCGGCAGACCTGACCTACATCGGCTCGGTGGAGTTCGACCGGCTGGCCGTGGCGATAGCCGGCGACTGGACCGAGATCCCGCTCGCCAGCGCTGGGACGCTCGCCGCACGCCGATGGGCGCGGGAGGCCTACGCGCACGGTTGGGCTCGCTCTGGCGGTCCGCTGACTCCCCGGGTGGCCCACGGCTGCGAGGTCGCTCTAGAGCTGACTGGCGACCATCCCGGCATGGTCGAGGCGATGGCCGCCACCCTGAAGTTGGGCAGTCTGGAAGGCACCTGGGCCAAGATCTACGCCCGGCGCGAGCGGCTCTACGAAGTGCATATCGCGGCCGTGACCGAGGCCTACCGCACGCTGATCAAGGGCCTGGGCGTCGATGACATGATCCGGCGCCTGCAGGCCACGCCACTGGGCGAGGACGCCGACGACGATGCCCGGCGCCGCGCTGCGCTGACCGCTACCGCGATGGCTGAAGCCACCCGGTTGCTGCACCAGACGGTGACCGACACCAGCTCCCCTGCCTACCAGGGGGCCGTGACCGCTATCGCTGACGCGCTGGCTGACGCCCAGGCCGAGGGCGTGGCCGGCGGTATCGCGCTGGTGGCGGCCGAGGTCGGGACCAGCTCGGCAGTCGATTTCGGGCTCGCTTTCACCGACGCGCACGCCGAGCTGGCCAAGCTTGGCGACTACTGGCAAGACGCCCAAGGCTGGCTCGGGCAAGTGGTCAACGGCACGGCCGCGGACCTTGGTCAATCGCTCGCCCGGGTGGCGGTGGCCGGGGGGGACTATTCCGAGCTGCGCGCCGCGGCGCTCGATGTGCTCGATGGTGAGGACATCCGCGCGGTAGACACCTTGGTCGACCTCGCGATGGGCCAGAGCTTCAGTCGAGGCGCTTTGACGCTATATGGCCGCGAAGGCGCGACCTCAGTCGATTTCGTCACCGCCGGGGGCACGAACGTCTGCCCCATTTGCGCCAATGCCGAGTCGGGCAATGTGTGGTCGCTGCTTGAGGCCCCGCACCCGGCGTTGCACCCGTACTGCCGGTGCGCTTTGATGCCATCGGCGGATTCCATTCTGGCACTGAGCGCTAACGTGTCTCGCTATCTGATGGCAGCGTGACCAATGAAACCCCGTCCTCGACCGGATCCGGCAGATGACCAAGTTGATCAGGAGTTTGCCGAGTCGCTGTTGCACGTATTGTCTGTCCCTGAAGTCGCGAGTTTAGTAGCGCAAGCGCTATTGCCATATCTTCACAACTCGCAGCGAACCGTGAAAATACCCGCGACTGATCATCCACGGGCCATACCTCCTCCGGTGACGAGTCGAGGCCTACGAAACAAACGATAATACACTACAGCCCGTGAGAGGGGCACCCGTGGCTAAGACCATCGCCCGGATCACGGGAACCGCAATCGTCCCCGGTATCAGCCGAAACGGTCGGCTCTACACCAAAGAGATGATAAAGTCCGCGGTCGCCCGTGCTCAACAGCGACTCGGTGAGGGTACCGCACCGATGACCATGCTGACCCACCACCTGGCCGGTGACGATTCTATTAAGATTGTCGGGCAGGTGAATCGCTGGAGTGTTGATGGCAGCGGTGCCGCACGATTCGAGGCCGCACTAGCGGATACACCACACGCGCGCACCATTGCTGCGCTCGCTGATCCTAACGGTGGTGACGCGTTCTTACAAAACGTGAGCATCCGTGGCGGCTGGCTTGGTGCGGTCAAGCACGCAATGGTCGAAGGCGTGATGGCCGAGTACGGCGAAGATCTCGAACTAGACGGACTCGACTTCACCAAATCGCCCGGCGTGATCGGCGCTAAGATCGATTCACTGACCTACGTCGGCTCGCCCAGTGAGAGCGATAATCGGACACTGATCTATGAGACGGTGACCGAGGCGCGCGTAGAGATCACTGAGGACAACGGCGGTGATTCCGCAGCGCAGTCCAAGGTTAAGAGCTACGCTGATCCGGGCTACCAGACGGATAGAGCTAAACGATACGCGCTGGACACCAAGGCGCAGGTGCGCGCGGCATGGCTCGGTATCAATGAGGCTGCTAACGCCCAGCATTACACCGCAACGCAGCTCAAGCGCATCAAAGACCGGATCCGCGCGGCGCTGGGAAAGCACGGCGTGAAGATCGACGCCAAAGAGGGTTGGTTGGTCTCACCCGCGGCAGCGGTAACCGAAGGCCTCGACGTCTGGCCGGCTGAGCCCGGATCTTTCGAGGTCCGCATTTTCAACGGCATGGTGTCGATCTGTGTGTCCTCCTGGCAAGTCGACCCCGCAGACCTAGAGCTATGCGCCAGAGCGGCCATGGAAGGCGCCTGTGCTGCGCTGGCCGCCATTGATCCCGACACAGACGGCGACATTGACACCGGGAGCGAAAGTGCCGTGGAAACGGCGCCTACGCCTGATGTGTCAGAGACCGACCCGGAATCCACCCCGGATACCGGTACCGAAGATGAGGAGACCGGCACAGTGGCCGACCAGCCCACCACCCCGGCGGCCGACGTGCCGCAGACCCCA